GGGGAAAGAGGTTCAAACATGGGTCGAAGAAACAAAAAAGGTGGGGGGGGGGGGTAATATATATGTATGTTGTAAAACCAGCTTTTAAAAAGGGGGTTAAGTAAATATGTATACTCGTTTTTAAATACGTGTGTGTGTATTCCATACACATAAGACCCTCGCAAAGATAATATAAATGTCATTTATAGTGTAGCCCCCTAATATAGTGAAGTAATGTACTAGTACTAGCTGAAGCCCACGTTTCAAGTAACATACTAGTATATAGATGCTTTAAAGCAATTGAATACTAGTACTAGAGCGCTTTAAAGCAGTAAGCCCCGGCTACCTGGGAAATGTTGTTTGTTCTATACTTGTGACCTTTAAAGCGCCGGGTACATGGCAGGGCAGGCGCCTATACATATGCTTTAAAGTATACGCAAGTATAGTGTATACTTAGTATGTACTCTATGTATACTGTATTCATTACTTACTTAATACTTGATTACTGTATTCAATACTTACTTGTTACTTGCGTAATTCTTTGGACTTACTTGGGCTCTACTTAGAAATACTTAGGCCACCGGGTTCGGCGGCAGGCGCGTGCCGATATATCTATACACAGATAAACTAAAATTTTTCACGATTCTATACCGGACACAGTATGATACTTAGTATCATCCTGCGCCGATAATTTTTTAGAAATTTGGGTACAATCGTAGTACGAAGAGAACGACGCACCCCCACAGTTAAATTATGTAACGAAGACCACTTGACAGACACCCCATCTTCATGCACCTTCGCGCCTCACGCGCGTATACCCCCAACTAACGCGGGCACCACCCATGATACGTAATCAGGAGACGCTGGACGAGCTAATCACGCTCCTGGAGAATAATTGTGGCGATATACACGCCGCTGCCCGTACTCTCTCAGTACCGCTCCGGTTCATCACGCAGTGGCGGAAGGACGACCCTGATACCGACATTCTCATACGCGAGGCTATCCAGCATGGTACACATGGACTGGTAAGCGAAGCTACGCGTCGTGCTGTGCATGGCGTGCCACGCCCAATCTACTACAAGGGGCGCATCGTAGACACGCAGACCGAGTACTCGGACACCCTGCTGACCACGCTCTTGAAGGCGCGGGTGACGGAGTTCAAGCCGCCCGACGCCAGCGCGCTCCCGCAGCTCACAGTGAACATCGCCAACCTCATGCCGCGAGCCAGTACGTACGAGGAGTGGCTATCCATGAAGCAATCCTCGCGTACTCCCGCGCTAGGCGCGGAGACACGGGAGGGAGCAGCGACCCCCGCCCTTATAGACGTTACGCCTACCCCCGGCGTGCTTCCCGATATCCTTTAAAGCTTAACCCCCCAGGAGAAAGTACCATGGCGTTCGTTAAAGGCTACCTGAACATCATCGACACGGAAGGGCCTACCCATCCGGACAATGAGCTACCGGATGGCACTTATCCGCCCCACGTAGACAACAGCCTTCCCATTCCTCCCCCGCCGCCTGGAGTATGGCCGCCGCCTGTACCGGCGCATCCCATCGTACCCGCGCCGCCTGGGACACCGCCGGGCATGATCTGGCCGTCCCCCACGCCCCCGCATCCCGATAACACGCCGCCGCCCACTATTCCCGACCCGAACCCCAGCCCCGAGCCGCCCATGGTGTACCCGCCGCAGTGGGTGCTGGTGTACATACCTGGGTATGGCTGGCATTACGTGGTGATCCAGCCGGCCCAGCCGAAATAACTGTTCCTACCGCGGCTCTGCTGTAGTAGGGCGTGGCCCCGCTCACCATCCCAATTGATATGGGAACATAACCCCCTGGCGAGCGGGGCCGCATCTTTTAAAGCATAGCATTTGTAGGAGCAAGCACCATCGGACTTACTCCGATGGAAGCCATTGGAGTAAGCACCATGGCCCACACTACCGCAGCGCACGCGCTGGCGTACGACATATCCCGCGTGATCGCGGCCCACGATCTGCCAGCGGACGCCACCCTCATCGTGGTGGCGCAGATACTCGGCTACATCGTGTCCACGCAGAACCGCGAGGAGTACACACCCGAGGGCGTGATGGCCATGGTAAGTGAGCACTTCAGCATCGGGGAGAGAGGCGTATCTATGTACGGGCTAGTTCAGTGAAATACGCCCCCATACTGCTCATAGCCCTGGCTCTGCTAATCGCTTACCTGATACTGCGATGACCGATAAGCCATGCACTTGTCACCTAGACGATAACCCGCCGGTTCCGTGCCCGAGAAAGTACGCATATAGGGATTGCGTAATTGCATCTTTACTTCCAGTGGCCCTTGAGCGGTTGATAGAAGAAGTACGTGTAGATATGGGTCCTAATGCGTACAACCGCACGTACCATAGGCATAATAGATCATGACCGATCCCATTGGTAGTATCCTCGCGGTCGCGCCGCAGATGACCCAACTTCCCGACGCGGAAGAGCGGCGGTATCAGGTGTGGCGGGCGACGCTGCCTCGCCACTTACAGTACGATGGCGACTATGATCTACGTGGTGCGTACAAGGATGGCCTGTCGCCAAGTAAGGAAGAGCATTTCAACGACAAGTATAAACTACCTAACCACCCGACCTTCTCGACCAACTCTCAGTACTCGACACCTGACAATCCCGGTGGCGAGTGGACCGGCTCAGATCAGCAAGGCTGGACCTTTAAAGCATCCCCGGCCAACCTTGTGCATAGGACACCGGAGGAGCTACAGCAGTACTGGCAGCAGGTGGAAGCGCCGCGCGGTAACAAGCTGGTACTTCCGGATCAAGCACCGTGAACGCTACTCCGGGAATTGGACACAACCAGCCCCCTAATCTATGGGAGCCGCAGCCGGGGCCTCAGTCCCTCGCCGTAGCGGCGCAGTTCGTAACCGAGGTAATGTTTGGTGGCGCGCGAGGAGGCGGTAAGTCCGACTTCTTGCTAGGCGACTACCTTCAGGACATAGACCTGGGTAGCGCGTGGGCTGGCATCATATTCCGCCGGTCCTATCCCGAACTTGAGGAGCTTATAAAGCGCGCGAAGGAGATATACGCGCCCTACGGTGCCGTATACAAAGTGGCAGATCGTACCTTCGTCTTCCCATCTGGCGCTACTTTAAAGATGCGGCACGTTGAGACCGAGGCTGACTGTGACAAGTACCAGGGCCACCAATACGCATGGATCGGCTGGGACGAACTGACCAACTGGGCGAACCTCAACTCGTACAAGAAGCTGAAGGCGTGCCTACGCCAAGCCTCCACCAATATACCCTTTAAACGTATTCGCTCGTCTGCCAACCCTGGCGGGCCTGGGCATCACGCCGTAAAGGCGTACTTCATAGACCCCTGCCCTGCTGGCGCTGAGCTTATCGAGAGCACCGAGTTGATAGACCAGTACAATCCCAGCACGCTGGCTATAGAGAAACTGCCTTACACCACGACGCGCATGTACATACCCTCACGCGTGCAGGACAACCTCGCGCTGATGCGGAACGACCCTGGGTATATAGCGCGGCTGCATGAGATCGGCTCGCCGGAACTGGTCAAGGCGTGGCTGGATGGTGACTGGAATGTAATCACTGGCGCGTACTTCCCTGAGTTCTCTTTAAAGCATCACGTCATAGCTCCGTTCCTAGTGCCGAAGCACTGGATGCGCTTCCGCTGCATGGACTGGGGTTCCGCAACGCCGTTCGCAGTATACTGGAACGCCGTGGTTAGCGAGGACTTCCTATTACCCGATGGCCGCTACTTGCCGCCTGGGGCGCTCGTAACCTACCGGGAGTTCTACGGCTGGAACGGCACGCCGAACGTGGGGCTACGGTGGGCGGCTACACGCGTGGCGCAGGAGATTAAGCGGCGAGAGACGGATGATGCCATTACCTACGGTGTTATCGACCCCAGCGCATACTCCAACCACTCGGGACCGTCACATGCTGAACGCATGGCTATGGAGCAGGTACTATTTCGTAAGGCGGACAACAACCGTATCGGCGGTTGGGACATGGTGCGCGACCGGCTGTGCGGCATCGAGGGCGACCCGAACATAAACTACGGCGTCGGCAGGCCCATGTGGTACTGCTTCAGTACTTGCGTGCATATTATCCGTACTCTTCCGGCCTTGCAGCATGACCTGACTAACCCGGAGGACTGCGATACGGACGGAGAGGACCATGGGCCGGATGCTTTAAGGTACGGCTTTATGTCGCGCCCGTGGGTGCGCCCGAAACCAAGCCCGCCGCAGCGAGATACTATAAAGCTCTTGCAAGAAGCTACGATGAATGATCTATGGGCGGCGCACGAACTGAATAACGACTATCGTTTTGAGGATCGGGTCTATGGCTGACGATCAAGTCACCTATTGGGGCGGCGAGATAGAGCGCGCTAAGAAGCGCTTTAGATCATTTTGGGACGGTGGCGATGGTGTGGTGGACGCGTACCGGCTCCAGAAGAACGATGGTAACGATGCGCTGTCCAAGGATAAGTACAATATTCTGTACTCGTCTACGGAGACTATCCGCCCCAACTTATACGCGCAGACGCCCATTCCTCGCGTCGTACTCCGGAATAAGGATACGGCTACTGATGATGCCCGCATTGCTGCTCTTATACTGGAAAACTCGATCACCTATGTCCAGAAGGAAGAAGACTTCGATGAGATAATGGATAGCGCCGTCGAGGACTACCTGCTGCCGGGTCTGGGTACTGCGTGGGTGCGCTACTCCGCGACACTTGGGGACAAGGTGCAGGATGGCAAGGCAGTACTGGATCAATATGGCAAGCCTGAACAGGAATTGCTCGATGAAATGGTCAAGATGGAGTACGTATATTGGCAGGATTTTCTATGCGGTGTTGCTCGCACTTGGAAGGAAATACCCTGGGTAGCTCGCCGGTGCTGGCTCAACAAGCGCGAAGCTACTGATAGGTTCGGGGCCGAGAAGGCGAATAATTTAAAGTACGCCACGCGGGAGAGCCTGAACCGGGAGACAGACAACCCCAGTGAGACAGCCGAGCTATGGGAAGTATGGAATAAGACTGACAAGACTGTGTACTGGTACGGCGAGGGCCTGGACACTCTGCTGGACAGCAAGCCAGACCCTTTAAAGCTTAAGAAGTTCTTTCCCTGCCCGCGTCCGCTTCGGGCCATACTCAACACGCGGACGTTCGTTCCCAGGCCGCTCTATTCGCAGTACAAGTCTCAAGCAGAGACTTTAAATGTCCTCACCAAGCGCATACGGCTCTTGGGCGAGGCCCTGCGCGTGGTCGGGCTGTATGACGGCTCGCAAGCCAAGCTTTCGGACATACTCAACCCATCGGCGGGCAACCGCATGATCGCGGTGGACGCCTGGGCGCTGTTCGCGCAGAACGGCGGTATCAACGGCTCAGTACAGTGGGTGCCCATCGACGCGGTGGTTAAATCTTTAAATGAACTGCTGAAGGCGCGGGAAGTATGCAAGCAAGAGATTTACGAGATAACCGGCTTCTCTGATATAGTACGTGGTGTCTCTAAAGCATCTGAGACGCTAGGGGCGCAAAATATCAAGGCCAATTGGGCCGGGGCGCGCGTCAAGAAAATGCAGGCCGAGGTCCAGCGGTTCGCCCGTGACTTACTCGCCCTGGCCGGTGAACTGATCGCGGAGCATTGCTCCCCGGAGACGCTGGCGGTATTCTCTGGCGTGCCGATCCCCAAG